GCTCACCAGAGTCAGATGAAATCTTAGTGTTTCCAATATAGAAATCACCTTGATCATTCATACCAGTATAAACAACAGTACCGCAAGATGTTTCTTGTGACTGTGATAAGAACTCCTCTCTTTCAGTTAGAGTCTTAAGTTGAACCTGTGGTAAACCAGTTGAGTAGTTACCTGGACCATAACCAAGATATTCAAATGTATGTCCCGAAGCTCTTAAAATAGATGGTCTTCTTAATTCAACAGGAAGTGGTTTAATCTTAGTGATTAATTGTCCAATAACATGGTTATCAACAATTGTACCTAATGCACCACGGATAACTTTTAATTTAACACCAGTTTGAATTGTTTTATCAACAACTCTTATTATCTCATTTTCAATTTGTATATAACATCCTAATGGGAATCTTGCTTGAATAGATGCAGATGTTGTTGAACCATCAGGTAGAGAGATTGGAATCTCATCTTCTGTAGAATTAATACTAGCAGTTAATTTTAAGGTTTCATTATCAAAGAATGGTATTCCTCTAGTAGCTAATCTTTCTCCACTCTTATCAGATTGTGCATCATTAGCAGATAATCCATGCTTAAGAATGTACTTAGGATCTGTTAATCCAGCAGCAGAAGTTATTGCCTCAAACTGAGAGAAATTAATAATCTTTGAAACTATATAATCACCTAGATTTGTATCAGAAGAATTTAAGACTCTAAATCTATTTCCTTCTAATAATCCGTGAGCAGCACTACAAACAAAAGTAGTAGTGGTACTTGATTGAGTTGTAGAAGTTACATCAACAACAGCACCTAATCCAATTACTTGCTGACCATCAAGAATAAGTTCACTTGAAGTCTTATTGATATTGATAGACTTTGTAGATGGAACATCATTTATTCTAAAATAATGATCCGTACCAGTAGTAATACCTGTTACCTGAACATAATGTCCTACAGATGAACTAACATTATCACCAGCGATAGTGATATATGCACCAGGACCTCCTCCACCACTAATACCACCTTGTGCTACTAATGAAGAATCGAAGTATAAATTGTTATTTGCTGCATTACTACTAATCTTATAACCAGATCCTGGTTCAGTTATCTCAAATGAAGTAACTGCTCCACTGGTAACTGTAACTGAAGCAGTAGCACCTTTCCAAAAAGCAGATGCTGGTGCAGATGCATCATCAAATATTTTTATATTATGATATGTACCATCAGTATAATTAGATCCACCAGACCCAAGTGTAGTAGCATATCTTAAACCATTAAATTCATGTTCAGTATCAAAATTTAAGATAGCAGTTGTTGTACTATCATTTACTGTAGTAATCGTATTAGAAACACCAAAATTACTTAATAACTTATTAGTTGTTTCTCTAGTAATACTCTTCTTAAGATCATTAGTAACAACATCACCTATTGGGAATCTCTTCGCATATGTTTGTGATTCTTGTGGGTTCTCATTAGTATTATCTCTATCTAATTGTGGATAAAGATTAACAATATTCTGATTATACTTATGACTTGTAAACTCTTCTTCTATGGCATTATTACCATTCAGAACATACAAATGATAAACACCATCTGAAGCACCTTCAATATATGGTGATATTCTTTCTGATCTATAGATGAATAGATTATCTTGGTTATCAGTTCTTTCAAATCTAGGTAATGTTGTATTCCTAGTATGTGTATCATTTTGCCAAGTTCCAACATTATGCTCTATACCTAGAACATCAGTTGTCTTATATTCAAATGTTTTGTCATTTATAACACCATTTACTAAGAATACTCCATTATATCCACGATCTCCAGCAGCATTAGTATTAGTATCACTAAGTATGTTCTTGACTGTTATCTGATCACCAACAGTTAAATTATGCTTCTTATCAGATCTAACAGTAACAATCTTTGTTGTAGCATTATAAGTTAGATAAGATATAAATCTTAAGTTTCTATTGAAATCATAGTCAGTTGATCCAATTGATACTCTAGTAAAATCTTCATTAAATCTAGAGTTGGTAGAACTAGAATCTTGAATAATGAAACTATCATCAGGATCTCTAGCATTTTGCAATTCTTTAGGAATTACATATCTAACCTTATAAAGTTTGTCATCTAAACTTCTATTATCAGTTCTTCTATTAATGAATGGAATTTCCTCATCATCGTCAGATAATGCGGCAAATCCTGCAGTTGTAGTATAAGTATTTGAACTAGAATCTACATGAATATACCAATTATTCTGTGTAGAATCCCATTGCATTGGGTGTCCTAAATCACCTGGTTGCTTATCAGAAACTCTACTAAGAATTTTTAATATACCTGCAGCAGGGTTAGATATAGTTTTAAGATATACAGGAGTTGTTCTTTCAGCATTAGTTTTTGATGCTGCAATCTGTATTTCATACTGATTTAAACTTAAACCATCTTGTCTAGTTGCGTTCTTTTCATCAGTAATTGCATAATAGACTTGATGTGGATTTAATCCTTCAGGTAAATCTCCACTCTCAGCTATAATTCTTATTGACTCACCATTATTCAGATGGTGTGCTGTTGATATTGTTAACTTATGAATTAAAGTAGCAGCCCCAGTTGTAGTATCATTATGAGTTGCTTCATATGCTTTCTCTGAGGAGAAACTAGTGCTTTCATTTGTAGTACCACTTGGTCTCACCTTAGATGGCATTACAATATATGCTGATAAATCAGTTCCACCATCTATAGGAACAGTAATCTTTTCATTAAATCTTGCACCAATTCTAAATCCTTGTGCAACATCAGTAGGTTTAATACTCTCAGTTGTTTGTCCTAAGAAATATATTCTTTCTGTATTATTAGCAGTTTGGTTTACAGACTTATCGAACTGAGTTAATTCAATAGGTGCTTCATTAGTAACAACTGCTTTTGGTGCAATAATAGAAGTAATGAATCCCTTATCATCTTTAGCAAATGCATTCTTTTTAAATCCATCAGCAGCAAGAGCAAACTGACCGAAGTTGGAGTTAGAGTTTGTAATTGATGCATCACCACCAGACTTCATTAAGAAGTGAATGTGATAACCAATAGCAAACACAGAAACTATCTGGAAGACAGCATCATTTTCTATTGTGATGTGAGCAGTTTTCCATCCTTCTCTGTAAACTGCATCAGGATCTAAATGATAAACTTGTCCTTCAGTAGGTGAGTTTGATTCAGATGATAATAATTCACCAGACTGTTTGGTATATTGAATACCTTGATATGATCTACTTTCTGGTAAATATTTTACAAATGCACGATCATCCTTCTGTAGTGATACACCAGTGAACTGGGCAACAACCATAGATTTAAATCCAGTTGCTTTTGCACCATCACCTCTCATACCACACATACCATAAACTGATCTCAATGAACAGTTAAAGATATAAGGAGATGCACCACTAACGGTATCAACTTCTACACTAACTTCTGCACCACCAGCACTTAATCCACTAGCAGGACCAGCAGCTAAGTTTGCAGGAACAAATGAAAGTAGATAAGTAAACTGAGTTTCATTTAGTACATTCTGTACCTTTGTTGAAATATTATATTCTTCCCAATTAACCTTTTCTATTTTAATAGGAGTTCCACCAGTTAAATTATGGGGAACTGCTGTTGTTACTGTAACAACTTGTCCTGGTGTTGCACCATCTCCAGATATTATATTAGTAATCTGAATACGATCAGATTCAAAAGCACCAACAATTTCATACTCAGGTCTTTGCTTTGCAAAAGAACCTGTTTCTGTTGGGAACTTCTGATCTATTTCTCTACCAGATGCTCTATTATAAGCATTGGATAATTTACTATAGTAAACATCCAAATCAGTTAATGAACTAAAATTATCTAATTTGTTTATACCATCCGCATATTCAAATACAGTTAGTTTATGATGAGAAAATACTGGTTTTGATTGGTTAGTTGGACCATCATCATTTGGATCAGTATATACAAGTGTATTCTCATCTCCATCAAAAATAGTAAATTGCCAGAAATAGCAAGAACCAGTAACCCTAAAGATTGCAGAACGCTTTACAGTATCATCAGTAGGATTAGGTACATACTTAGGTCTTATCTTAGTCTTTCTTAAATCTAGTCCAACAATAGATGTTCCTCTAGGAACTATAACACCACCTTCAGTACTATTAAACTTATAAAGTATATTATCTCTTTGCGTTAAATCAAAATTAGAATTTAATGTAAGTGTTAATGTATTAAGTGCTCCACTTTCTGTTCCAGAAGGACTAACTGCCTTTGCTACACCATTCTCATCTCTGATACCAAATCCTGGTCTATTATCTACAATATGTTCACCAGGAAATAATAATATAGTTGTTTTCTCTACTATATCATTATCATTTCCTCGCAGATAGGAAAATCTAGCAGATTCAAGAAGTGCTCTTTGAATCGTTTTAAATGGTTTTGTTAATGAATTACCTTGATTCTCAATACCGTCTGTAGCATCAAGGTCATTGGGATTTACATAAAGAATGCGTCCTTCACTATTCTTTATAAAATTTTCTAATTTATTAAGAGGCATCGGAGAATATTGGCCAAAATATTTCTATGTTTCTATTTAGCCTTCCGATCTGTCGTTAATTTTGGTTCAACATAAGTAATGATCTCAGGATCTGCATGATCCTTAATAACATCCATCACACCCATAAACTGTTCTGTGTTTTCACACTTAACAAATCTAGTTTCACCTTCGGTACTAATTAGAGTAATTCTCTTTTTACACACATCAACTATAATATCCTGTACGGATTCTTCAGCATCCATAAAATACTCCTTTTTTATATAATACTACACATCAAGTATTTTGTCAATATTCATAGAGATGCACATTCTTCTTCCTTTAGTGGGTGGAATCTCATGAAATAAAAATGATGGCCAGACTAAAAGCAACCCATTTTCTGGAGTAATACTAATTTCTTCTTCAAATATAATTGGTGAGCAATCATCCTCAACATCAATATAATAACAACAAGAAAATGCACTAGTAGGAAAATGATGATGTTTAATAGCAAAATCACCTTCTTCATACATCATTGCCCACATATTAATAGGTTGATAAGAACTCTCTAAATTATAATGCGAACCAGATATACATTCACAAACACTACAGACTTCATCAATTAAAGAATTAAATTTATCAGTTTCATAATGTGTATAATAAGAACTTGTCCAAGATGACTTTACATTAGTCACATTGGTTTCTGGATATTCCTTTCTATGATTTAAAACAACCGACTTCAAATAATCGTTCATCTCAGTATAGTTTTTCAAAGTAGTATAAAAAATACTTGCAGAACTACTGACATCCTCTATACCAATATCAATCATTTAGATATTATATAATTCCCAATAACAAGATAATCTATATTCATCTTTTTAAATCCATTAATAGCATCTTCTGGAGTTTCTACTATAGGTTCTTTATTATCATTAAAGGATGTATTTAATAATATTGGATTCTTTAATTTACGAAGTAAAGAACTCATCTTAGGATTCAACTCATCATCAACTGTTTGCATTCTACAAGTTCCATCAACATGAGTTATAGCAGGGATATCATCAGTTAGTACATTATGATTAAAAAGCATATATGGAGAAGATTTATATCCACTTCCCTCCAAAGTTATACCTGCAAAAGGTCTCCAATACTCTCTGTGCTTAACTCTTTCATTCATTATATCCTTATTTTCTTTTTTATGAGGACTCATTAAAAGAGATCTAGATCCAAGAGCACGAGGACCAGATTCAGATCTACCTTGGAACCATCCAACAATCTTATCATCCTCAAGATACTTGGCAACTACTTCACATAGTTCATCAAAATCTTTATACTTAATATATTTAAATTCTCCTATATTTTTTAAATCATTAAATCCTATTGCCTTTTCAATCTCTTTATCATTATATGTTTTACCCAAAAGAGCAATGTTATGTGGTATTTCAATTTCTTCTTTACATCTATATGATGCCCAAGCTGCTGCTCCAAAATGAACACCAGAATCATTAGTATTGGGTGGAATATGTATATTATTGAATAAAGGTCTTAGTTTATCATTAGCACTAATATTTAAAAAACACCCACCAGCAAAACATATGTCGTCTGTTAGATAATCATCTCTAAGTTCTTTAATTAAATACAAAAGAGCATCTTCATAATGTTTTTGTACAAAATAAGCCTTATCTGCTGGAGAAATTTTAGCCTTTAGTAAATTTTCAACAACTCCACCCGTAGGATGAAAATTTATATAAGGAAGACCCATCTCATACCTATCAACTTCAAATGCAGATAAAGCATCTTTAGGAGATGCTGCATAAGGTCTACTATTTTCTGTACAATATTCAGGCCAATCATATCCCATATCCTTACCATAAGCAGATAATCCCATTACCTTACCTTCACAATTCAAGAAATCCTCAAAAGTCTTTTCTGGTTCATCAGTGTAAATATCCTTTTGTATATGAAGTGCTGTTGCCCCATAAAATTGCCCAAAAACATTAGTTCCTGAATATCCACCCCAATCTGGCATTCTAAAGAATCTAAATTCCCTTTTCTTCTTATCAAAATATCCAATACTATTATGTTCACCTTGAGGTGTATTGGCTAAATTAAAGTTCCACATAGAACTTCCCATTCCATCTAGTGTTAGAAAACTACCACTATTAAAAGGAGAAGTAAAAACAGAAGAAGCAGCGTGACATAGATGATGACCGACAATCCATAATTTAGCATTAGGAAAAAGACCCTTAAGTTTTTGAGATGCAATTTTATTAATCATTTGAAAATTGCAATCTTGTACACCTGTGGGTGCAAAACATACTATATCAACATCTTCTCTAGTAAGATCTCCAAGACAATAATCTATTGCCTTTAATGGCAATCTTCCATCGTGTTTTAATCTAGATACACGTTCCTCATCAATACTTCTAATATGTTTTCCATCTACAAATAAAGTGCATCCAGCATCATGTACTGTATCTTCATATCCACCTGTATTTGCCCAACCACCTGCACCAGCAGCATCTAAGGAACCGTGTAAACCAATAATATTCATAATAAAAAAATAACTTTATGAAGGTTGTGTAGGCCAACCAGAATGTGTAAAATCGTCTGCTAATGCTTTTGCAGTTAAATTAGCATCTGCTGCTATAGTTGCTGGAAGATCTCTTAATGCTTGGCGATATGTTGCCCACTCTGCTTTTTTATCTGCTGCAAGTGTAATATCATCCAAACGAGTCCAATCAGACC